ATCTGTCTGCGCGTAATCCCGTCCGTAATTGTTATTGCCGCGAGGCTGGAACCCGTTTTTCCAGCACCAAAGCTGTAGGGCTGCATACTCCGCATTACTGGTTACGTGCCAGCCGTTGCCGTTGGCCCGGGCAAGGCTGACTGCCTCGTCGTGGTTGATGCTGTTGATCGGGTCAACGCCGGGGATCGATACCATCTCTTCGTTCAAGCGGTGACCCAGGTGCTGGCCTATGAAGATCTCCGACTTCTCGACGCCATCGACGATAAACGCTGGGTGCGTTCCGGCTCCCAGGGAGGCGTCAATGCTCTCGAGCGTGAATTTCGGGACGACGTGCATGTAGCAGGGCTGGCTTTTTGCCGTGTACAGGACGGTCAGGCGGCCAGCCGAGGCAGCCTCCACGCTGCGGCGAAGCTGATCAGGAACGTTGATAGTCAATGGCATCAGGCGGTACCTCCGGCGGTCGGGTCTTCAGTGGACAAGGCGGCCTCGTCTCGTGCGATGGCGGCGTTCATGTAGGCGCTATAGAGAATCTGGTATACGTCCGCCTGAGTCACAGATTCTCCGGTCAGATCGCCACTTACCGGGTCGCGCAACTCAATCGGGGCGGACGGGTCGTAAGGCATGACCAGCGACCCCAAGGGCTTGCGAGATTCCTCACCGTCGGCCAGCGCGACGACGCGCTCCTCATCGAAGCGCACGGCGGGGTCGGAGCCTCGGTGATTTTCCACGACGACCTGCTGGCAACGCTGCCAGCTTTCCCCTGTGACGGTCTGTTCTTTGTAATTCGGCATGACTATCTCCTTACCAGCTGGCCAGCGCTACGCGCTTCCAGGTGTTGGTGGCTGTGCATACATAGAGGTAATTGGCATCCCAGGCAATTTCGCCAGTGTTTCCTGAGTCTACGGCGGAGGCGGGCGTTTTAGCCTGACGCACTCGCAGGCGGTCATCATCCACATCCAGCTTGCCCGATGGCGTGCTGGTGCCAATTCCAACGCGCCCGCCGGGGTCTGCTCGCAGGGCTTCGACGCCAGACACTGAGACGGCCACGGCGTTGGGGGCTGGAAAAAAAAGACCTGTATCCCGGTCTTCCGGCCTGGACAGCGACGGACTGTCGGGGGAGCCGCTGCGCAGTAGTACCTCACCACCGCCAACGGCCCTGGCAGCCTGGCCAGCCAAGTCAGATGCCAGCGCTAGCGACTGTAAGATCTGCTCAACGGTCTGGCTTGGCAGAACCTCGCGCCCCGCCTGACCGGCCAGATCCAGAGCCGCTGAGACTGTAGCCATCAGGTGGGCTATGTACTCGCCGCCCAGCCAATTGTGGTCGACCTGGCCATTGGCATCGGCCAGCGGGATCTTTCCAGCCTCCGGTATCAGGGTGGCGGTGCCCCCGGTCACGACGGCTGCCGCATCGTTTCGGAATTGCTCGGCCTCGTCCCGGTAGATCAACGTCTGGCCTTCGGCGTTCTGTGCGGTAGTGGCCGAGCTGGAAGCCGCTGCGGCATCGGACGAGGCGCTGGAGGCGGAGTTGCTGGCCGAGTCGACGGCGCCATCCAGTGTGGCCTTCTTGACATTCACTGCGTCCAGCAGATTCGTTGTCTCTGTGGTCAGGCCTGCGACCTGGTTTTCAAGGCTCATGTTTTGCTCCTTCAGCTAAACGCGTGATGCTCTGCAATGATCGCCTGTGTGCGCACCAGCTCCGTGGCCATCTGCACCTGGGCCGACTGCGCTTCGGATATAGTCTGGCGCGCAGCATCCAGGGCAGAGGCGCTCGGATAAGATTCGATCGGCTCAGCCGTGCCGGCGTTGTTGAAGTACAGGATCAGGTACTCTTCATTATCGGTGCTGGGCACATTGAAATACTTGTCGGGTGCCGTGGCTGCCAGGCCCGCGGTTACGTCTGCGTAGATGCCGGATGCAAGCTGTGCGGCATCTCTTGCCAGCTCAGCTTCGGCGCGGGCGGCCTCCGCCCCATCCATTGCATCTTCGGCTGCCTGACGGTTTTGCCCCGTTTCAGTGATCGCGGCGGCCGCATTCAGATCGTTCTCAAGATCGAGCTGCAATTTAGCCATGGTCCGTAGCGGCCCGCCCTCGGTTGCCACAGCGTCCGTCTCCGGGCCATGCACGATTTCGTGCATGATCTGCACGTCCTGCTCAAATGTAAGTACCTTGTCCTCGAGCGCCATAAATCCTCACCAGTAGTTATTGGCCGACATCGTCAGGTGGATCGTGTCGTGCAAATTTTGGATTGCCGACAGGGTGCTTTGCTCGCCGTTATAGGCCGCATCAGTCATAAGATCCCAGGCGATGGTGCCGTCGCTGTATTCCGGTGCGTCGTAGTCAAGACCCAGGTCGTGACCTGCGGTCGTGACAGTTGCGACGGTCAGACCGGATCGGCTCGTGACTTGCTGAATCACAGTCTCAAGAGCCGATCTCAGACTCTTGTTGCGGTCGACAATATCCAGCACCTTCAGAATTCCGGACTGATCAACCGGGTCCTGGTCTACGTCGACATAAAGCTTGAACGTGTAAGGTGCGCCTTCCGGCGTTTGGTTGAACCACTCCTGAACACGGGATCGAAAACCAATGGAGCCCAGCGCCTGCCTGACAGATCCGATAGTCCCTTTGTGCTTCTGCACCTCCAGCGCCGATGCGATAGTGTTGCGCTTTTGCCGATCTGACCAGTCGTCACTCCAGTCGTCCACCGACCACGCCCACGCAAGCCAGGGCAGCAACCGAGCAGGACAGGATTCCGGATGCCATAGATCACGTATGATGACCGGAAGGTCTGTCGCAGCAGCGCCAACCGTTGCGGCAGCGCGCTCAAGCTCTGACGAATTGGGAGGCAGCAACTCAGACATCTGTCTCGCTCGCCAGGGTTATTGTGGTGGCAGTGCAGTAGCTGGCCTCGCCAGCAGCGATTTCCAGGTTCGCCGCCGGGCTCAGTAGGGTCACATTCTGGACTCCCGGCTGATGCAGGGCGGCGTAAATGCCGGACAGGTTCACGTCGCGGGACATCGCATGCTGATCGACAATGAACTGCGCCAGTGCGTCCTCGGCGGCAGCTTTGACAACTGACGCATCCGGGCCCGGGTAAACGGTAATCTCAGCTTCCACGGCATACTCCACGATCGAAGCTGATTGGACAGTAACCTGGTCGGTCATTGGGCGGGCAAGCTCCCCGTTCACGGCAGAGTCAACCGCGGACAGAGTGGCAACCGGAGCGGTGCCATCGCCTGTCCGCGAGAGAACGTAGACCGTAACGCTGCCTGCTGCGGTCATTACCGCATCTGCGTCCAGCACATCTGCGTCGGCCGAAAGCGCATGGAAGATATAGCTTTGCCGACTACCTGCCGTCGTATAGCCCTCCGGAGACAGCTGGATCCGCCGGCGGAACTCGGCGTCGCTCTCCATGACCGCAGGCAAAGGTGGCACCGCAGTCGCGTCCCCCTCGGAAATGACAAGCCGCTCCACCCCGTAGTTGGCGCCGATCTGGTCAAGGTCTGCGCCGATCGCGTGGGCCAACATCACAGACTTTGCCGCGTCGTTTACCCGTTTTCTGAGAACGATCTCTCTGTAAGTACTGTCTTGTAGAAGCTTTGTTATCGGCTCGGACTCGAGTTCCAGGGTTTCGGCGATTTCCTGCTGGCGATCGCTTGGAAACCGGTCAATCAGCTCTTGCTTCCTTTCCGCCAGTAGGCTTTCAAAGTCCACTTCTTCCAGGACCTGGGGCGTTGGCAGTTGGGAGAGATCAATTGCAGTAGTCATGCGCGAACCTCTGCCTTAATTTCCTGGCCGTCCTCAGTGACACCGTAGATTGCTATCCCCATCCGCCCTTCAGCGCCCGATGTGCTCATGTCGATATGTGTGACCGATATCCGTGGCTCCCAGTTAGTGATGGCCAGAACAGCGGCGGCGTAGACTCTCATTGTATTTGCCGGCGTCATCGGCTGATCGATAAGGCTTGGAATAAGCGATCCGTAGTCCCTGCGCATGGTCCTGGTCCCGATCGGGGTCGTCAGGATGTCAGAAATGCTCTGACGGATGTGGTCCAGTCCGGCGATGCCTTTGCCTGTCACTACGTTCATGCCCGCCATTAGCTACCTCACGTAATCGGCCAGGAGCCGGAACTGGAGCCGCTGGTGACTTCTGCGGTCGCGTTGGTCTGGATGTGGGTGATCACGGCATCCGCGATGGCTTCGAAAAAGGGCCGGTTGGCGGTCTTCTGCGCAACCGGCTGAAAGCCCCGGTTTTCAAGCTCTGCGATAATCTCGTTGGTCAACTGGGTGACGTTCATAGCCATGGTCTATTTCCCCGCGGTGACTGTGCTGGAGAAGTCCAGGTGCGGCGTGCCGGTGACCAGGCACTTATGTGCCCCGGTGACCACGCCGGTGCCGTCGTTCAGGTGAATTTTCGTGGCGTTCACCTTGCAGATGTCGCCCACGGCCACGGTGGCCTTGCCGCCGATGTTCACGGTGGCGTCTCCGGTGATGTTGATGTTCGCCTTGCCCGGCAGGCTGGCCACCAGTTCCTTCTTCACGTGGTCGTAGGTGATGGTGGCGCCGTCCGGGTACACCCGCTTGTGTTCGTCGGCACTCGCTGAGGGCGCGTTCTGCTGGTACAGGCCGGTGATGATGATGGCCTGGGCCAGATCGCCGGAGGGCGAGATCAACACCACCTGTTCGCCCACGGTGGGCGGGTCCCATTCCAGAGTGGTACCGGTGCGCGCTGAAATCCACGGCTGCCAGCCGGTGAGGTTGTCGCCGGCTTTCACCCGGGCACGGGCCCGGTCCACGTCCACTTCGGTTACGGTGCCGATGCGGACGAGGTTGTGGATCAGGCGGAAAGCTTCAGCGAGTGTGTTCATGGCCACCAGTTTGGGCGGTGGTGCTCGCGTGCGTGAAGGCTCCGGGATTGTCTGGGGCGGGCGGTACAAAAACGGCTAGAGGGAAACGTGCTCGAGCACGCGATCGGCGATGCGGTCCAGGTCATCACGGCCGAATCCGATCAGCCGGCGGGCCGGGTAGTCGTAGATCGGTCCGTCCTTGTCCACCTTGGCGCGCAGGCCGTAGTGGTGAATGGCGGCGATCCGGCCAACCGGGCCCGCGAAAGCCAGGCCGGCGGCATCCGGGCTGGTGCGGATCTTCAGGTACTTGGCGGTGCGCAGCTTGGTGAACATGGCCTTCTTCCGGATCTGGCCACGCTTGCCGCGCAGGTTGCGGCGCTTCCGGGGCTCCCACTTCTGGCCGTCCGGGTTTTCCTGGGCTTTCATGCGCTCCTGGTTGGCCTTGCGCAGGTCCCGGGAGATGGTTTTCATCAGTTCCCGGCGCTCGGTGGGGGCCATCTTGCGGAGCAGCGGCTCCACCCAGCCGGCGAGGGCGTCGATGTCGTCAGTCATCGCTGGTTACCGGCTCGGTCAGGCCGTGCAGGTCCATGATGATCTGCCACTCGGCGTCGTCATTCATTTCCAGAGGCGGATCCGGCAGCACGTGCTGCACATCGAGGCCTTCCGGCACCGTCTTCACGATCACGCGCTCGGTGATGTTCACGGTGACGCTCAGGTCCCAGCTTTCGTTGTTCAGGATCTCGGCTTCGAAGCTGATGGCGTTCTGGGGATCGATGCCCGGCTCCCGGTAGGACAACCAGGAGAGGATCGGCACGATCAGGAAGTCGATGTCGCCGGTGTAGTCGGTGACGATGATCCGGGCCGGAATGGTGTAACTGTGGCTGAGGTTCGGGCCCTGCCAGTATTCGATGCTGCCGTCCTCGATGAAGGTCAGCAGCTTGTCCGGGTTCTTTTTCAGGTCCGGGACGTTGTTCAGGATGTGGTTTCGGAGGTCGGTCAGCTTTTTCATGGGTTAGCCCTGCGGTTTCTGCTTGCCGGCGATGGATCCCAGCCTCTGCAGCAGGGTGGGTTCGGGTACGCCAGCTGCCAGGCGTTTGTCCTTGCTGCGCTGATGCACCTGGATGCCCAGCACGCCCAGGCCCAGGGAGAATAGGGTGACGAAGGAAGCCAGCATCGCCGAAAAACCGTCCGCAATGTTCCCGCCCTGTTCCGGTTCCAGGATGACGGCGATCACGGCGGCAAAGAAAGCGATCGAGATGGTGGCCATGTTGAAGGCCATGACGTAGCCAAAGGTTGGGCGCCAGCGGCCCCGGTAGTGGTCGTTCGCCTGCAGCTCGGCGCGCATGGTTTCGTTGATCGACTGGTGCCGGGCGGTTTCGGCCTCGATCTCGGCTATGGCCTGTTTTCCGGCAATCTCGCGCAGGCGCACGCGCTCCTGGCTCTGGATTTCGCGCAACTTGACCGCCGCCTGTGGATCCCGGTCGATGGCTTTGGAGATCTCGTCCGGCTCATTCTCCACGCCCAGGGCATCTGCAACGATGCCGCCCAGAAGGGAGCCACCGGCACCGCCTCCGA